ATCGATACATCAGGGCCAGCAATGGACGTCGATATAGCTGAAGAAAAAGACTCAGCTGAAATTGAACAACCTGAAGTAAAAGAAGAACCAACAGTAAGACCTGTTGTAGATGAAACAGTACCTGAAGATAAAACTCATGAAAATGAACGTGAGATTAAATTAGAAGAAAATGTTTCAGAAGAAAAAGAAGAGCCAAAAAAAGATGAACTTCAAGATTATTCAGACAGCGTTCAAAAAAGAATAGCTAAACTGACTAAGAAATGGAGAGAAGCAGAGCGTCAAAAAGATGAGGCTTTAGTTTATGCTAAATCAGTTTTAACTCAAAAAGAAAAAGCAGAACAAAAGCTATCTAAGATGGAACCAAGTTTATTAAAAACTACAGAAGATAGTATTAAATCTGGTTTAGAATCTGCAAAAGCAAAATTAGCTGCAGCAAGAGAAGCTGGAGATATTAATGCTGAAGTAGAGGCTCAATCTTTAATTTCTGAATATGCATATAAACAAGCTAGATTCACTGAAGCAAAAGCTGAACAAGAGCTATATGCAAAAACAAAAGAAACAGAAGTTCAACAACCTCAAGTTAATTTACAACAAAGACAAGAAGCAGCACAGGGTACACCTGATCCAAAAGCTGAAGCATGGGCCCAAAAAAACTCATGGTTTGGTCAAGATTCAGCTATGACTTATACTGCCTTTGATCTTCATAAGAAATTGACTGAACAAGAAGGTTTTGATCCAAGTAGCGAAGAGTATTATTCTGAAATAGATAGAAGAATAAGACTTGAATTTCCACAGAAATTCGCTAAAATAGAACCCACGGAAACGACCAAGCCTGTACAGACAGTTGCATCTGCAAAAAGAAGTACTAAATCTGGTCGCAAAACTGTGAGACTCACACCATCACAAGTAGCAATTGCTAAAAAATTAGGTGTGCCACTAGAAGAATATGCGAAACAATTAAATATCACGAAGGAGGTATAAGCATATGACGAACGATAACGATATAAGAACCTCGCGTGCGAGTCAAACTAGAGAAAAAGAATCTAAACCAAAAGTTTGGACTCCACCATCAAGTTTAGATGCACCCCCTGCGCCAACAGGATTTATCCACAGATGGATAAGAGTTGAATCATTAGGCTTTCAAGACACTAAGAATGTTTCTGGAAGAATAAGATCAGGATATGAATTAGTAAGAGCTGATGAATATCCAGACTCAGAATTTCCAATTGTAGATGATGGTAAATATAAGGGAGTGATCGGAGTTGGTGGCCTTGTGCTGGCAAGGGTACCGGAGGAGATCGCAAGACAACGTGCTGAGTATTATAGAAAACAAGCTCAGGAAAACGTTGAGGCAGTAGATAACGATCTTATGAAGGAGCAGCACCCAAGTATGCCTATCAATATTGATAGACAGACACGTGTAACCTTCGGTGGCTCAAAGAAAAGTTAATTTTTTAACAATTCCTAACCGCCGGATAAACTAAAAACGTCTAAAGGAGGACACAACTATGGCTAATCAAAATAGCGCATTTGGTCTAAGACCAAGTGGAAAAGTTGGTCAGAATAGAGACAACCAAGGTTTATCTGAATATAACATTGCTGCATCTGCAGCTGCAATATATTTCAACGATCCAGTTGAAATGGCAGACACAGGTACAATTACTGTAGCTGCTGCAGGCGATGTGTTATTAGGATCACTTACTGGTGTTTTCTTTACTGATGCAACAACTGACAAACCTACTTTTGCGAATCATTTGAACGCAGGTAACACTGCAACTGATATTATCGGTTTTGTATCTGATGATCCGTATCAAAGGTTTGAAATACAAAGTGCTGGTACACCGGCTCAGACTAACATTGGTAACAATGCTGACATCGTGTACGGAGCCGGTAGTTCACCAAACTATGTTTCAGGTGTACAAATATCTGGAACTATGGGTGCGGGAACTGCGCAACTAAGAATAATCGGTGTTTCAAAAGACATTGATAACAATGAATTAGGTTCAGCTTACACTAACTTAATTGTTTCTATCAATGAACACTTCTTGAAACAAACCGCAGGTATCTAATAAAGGAGAATAATTATGGCGATATCAAGAGGACAACTAGTTAAGGAACTAGAGCCAGGTTTGAATGCTTTATTTGGCCTGGAATATAAACGTTATGAGAATCAGCATGCTGAAATCTACACAACTGAATCTTCAGACAGAGCGTTTGAAGAAGAAGTTATGTTATCAGGTTTCGCAAATGCTTCAGTTAAACCTGAGGGTTCTGGTGTAGCTTTTGACAATGCTCAAGAGACTTTTACTGCTAGATACACTCACGAGACTGTTGCACTTGCATTTTCAATCACTGAAGAAGCGATTGAAGATAATCTGTATGACAGACTTGCTAGTAGATATACAAAAGCACTTGCTAGATCTATGGCGAACACTAAACAAGTTAAGTCAGTGGTACCTTTAATTCAAGGTTTACCTACTAACAATAACTTCAATTCAGGTGACGGTGTTAGTTTATTTAACACAGCTCACCCTACAATTGCAGGTACAGTAGCTAATACTTTATCAGTACAAGCTGACCTTAACGAAACATCATTAGAACAATCTTTAATCGACATTGCTAAGATGACAGACGAAAGAGGTCTGAAAATCGCTGCAAGAGGTGTTAAAATGATTGTACCTAGTGAAAACCAGTTTAACGCTGAAAGACTTATGAAGTCTCAAGGTAGAACTGGAACTGCAGATAATGACATTAACGCTATTGCGTCAATGGGAATGGTTCCTCAAGGTTACAGAGTGAACAATTTCTTAACTGACCCAGATGCGTTCTACATCATTACTGACGTGCCAAATGGTATGAAGTACTTTGACAGAGCGCCGATTAAAACGGCTATGGAAGGTGACTTTGATACTGGTAACGTAAGATACAAAGCTAGAGAAAGATACTCTTTTGGAGTTTCTGACTATAGAGGTATCTTCGGTGTTGAAGGTGTTTAATCACTAATTAGAATATTTGAGGCGGACATAGTTCCGCCTCATTTAGAAAGTAACATAATAAACCTATGAAAAAATTTACAGTTACAATATTCGCTTACGATCATTACGCAAAATTTGAAGTATCATCTAATGATGATCCTATTTCCCTTGAACAGGCCATAGTTGACAAACTAGGAGAAAATGTTATAAAATGGGAATATGTCGGAGACAATGTATATGCCTCTGACAAATATAGAATAACCTATGAGGAGGTTATAAATGACGATGCAACCACACATCCAGGAACTTTACAACAAGAAAAAGTCACTGGATCTCAAATGGGAGCAAGAGCATCTTAACGAGGGTAGATATACTCTTGATATGGTGAGGATCGACGACGAAGTAAAAAAGATCGTTCAGCATATTAAAAAAGCAGAAGCTAAACAAGCACATCTGCAGAATAAAGTTGAGGCAGTCGCTCCTACAGTTTCAGTAGCTACTTAATAAAAAGCTACATCGTTGGAAAAAATCCACTCCACATTACAGGCTCTCTTGCACTCTACTAAAAAGTAGTGTATAAAATTATCACTATACATATATTAATTTTCTACATAGACGCAGTATAGTCGACGGCCTAGAGACTATGTGGAATTAACTAGGAGAACAATCATGGCTAATACAACCTTTTCAGGACCGGTCATTTCTAAAAATGGCTTTATAGGTTTTGGACCCGGTATGTCAAAAGCAATTAACTCAACTGGTTTAGGAGCAGCTGGCTTACCACTAACTGTAGCTGATCACGCGGGAAGATTGTTAATATCACAAGATGCAGATGGAATTTATGCATTACCAAGTATTAATACTAATGCTAATGGTGCAACTGCAGGTGATACTGACTACAATAACTTAAATAACATTGGTGCAACTTTCACTTTTTATATTGATACACTTGCAACTGATGTTCAAATCATAACTGACGGAACTGATAAGTTCACAGGCGCAGCTATGATCGCTGTTGATGATGGAGCTAAAAAGGCTTTCTTTCCAGCAGCATCAAATGATGTACTTTCTATGAATGGAACAACTACAGGTGGGATTGTTGGTTCTGTAATTCAAATTACAGCACTAGAATCTGCTCAGTATTTGGTACACAATACTTTGATCCTTGGATCAGGAACTATTGTTACTCCATTTAGCGATACGTAATAAATAATTAATTTGTGTGAGTCTTCGGACTCACACAAATTTTAAGGAGAATTAAATATGAGATCAGATGTAAAAGCGGTTCAAATAACAGCAACAGGTCAAGTGTTTGGTGGAAGAACAAGATTAAGAGGAATCATTCTTTCTAATACAACAACTACTACTGTTACAGGATCAATAACTTTACAAGATGTTGACGGAACTCAATTTACTGCAGAAGTTCCTCCAGGAGATGTTTTCAGTTTTAATATGCCTGAAGATGGAATCTTATTTAAATCTGGAATGACTTGTAGTGCTATCACTAGTGCTAAATCAACTGTGTTGATAGATAAATAAGGAGATAAAATGGATTCAGATCAGAAAACAATAAACATGACAACAGTAGGAGCGGATACTCTTGCAAGAGCAGGAAGAGCTAGAATTACTTCTATTCAAGGGTTAGGTATAGCATCATCTACAATTATTTTTTATGATTCATCAGATGCTTCATCACCAGGAACAGCAGTAGCTACTTATAAGTATGGAACTGAAGGATTAGAAGTTTATATTCCTGGTTCAGGTATCAAGTTTGAAAATGGTATTGTTTATAATTTAGCAGGAGCAGGTGGAAGCATTACAGTAACTATAACAGGAGCTTAATGGCAACTTCAGGAACTACAGTCTTTGAAAAAAATTTTGCTATCGATGATAT